GCTAACCTAGCCGTTCGAGCATCTCCGCCCGATGGTCCGTTGTGGGCGTCCGCGTAGAAGAAATCCGCTGCTCCTGTCAATGTCACAAGCGTTTTGTTAGCCAATCCCATTGCACACATGATGGTAAGAGAGAGCAAGAAAATGTAGCATCCCAACGAAAGGAAGTTGCAGAGCAACTGTATGTTCAGGGTTGAGAAGAAAGCGCAATGCTCCTTCATCTTGGCCCAGCCAGCAGCGGTTTTGTTTTCACACCACTGGTAGGCTGCGTGGACGAAGTTACAAAACCCATTCCATCTGTTATCGTGCCACCTATCCAGCTTCTCTCGAGCGTTCTCCGGTTCCACTTCCTCGTCTTGGTTGTCCGCTCGCAGAACATGGTCGTAATCAGGCAGGTCCTCCGCGCTCCCAGCGCCAAAGAAAGCCACCCAATTCTCGATACGTATGTCGACTGACCAGTTCCACACTGCAGCGACGTCCGTTCCCTCAATAAAGTGTTGCCTGATCTCGTTAGGCATGAGGTAGGACATCTCGTGCAGCATGTCATTGAACTCTCCTGGAATCATCAACATCCTGCGAGTTATGGTATCGAAGTTGAGTATACCGTCGTTCATCTTTCCGAGTATCGTTGTTGGGTTCGCTCGGATTCCTTCGGTGTAGTCGCCGTAGTACAGCACTCCTCGTCGATGGCAGATCCACATGTTGGTCGCAATCAATTCTGCCTCGAGAACTGGGTCAAACTCCGTTTCTCCAATTTCCATGCAGCACTGGCGCCATGAGTCTTCTTCGGGTTGCCCCAATTGACAAAAAGCTCCTGCACAACACGGGCACCGGCGTGCATGATCACCTCCTCTGGCGTTCTGTTCCACTGCCTCTTCAATGTCTACGACCTCCAACGCTCCAGCTGGGGGGGCCACCACATGTGGTACCTCTTCCCAGAAGTGTCTCTGCACAGGTTCGTCATAGGCATCTGCGTGCATGGCTTCCACCATGGCTTTCCTAGCATTCAGCGTCAATCTCGTCCCACCCAATAAAGGGAGTTGGAGAAAATCGTAAGTTTGCTTGGCCAGCCACGGTAGAGCTTCGTCCAAGTTTGCAAAACTCCGAATCGGGGCGTAAGGGGCGGCAGGGCTCACTGCTGGTGCGGGCACCAACACGTTCAACTTGCCACACTTCTCCGCCTCAATAAGGATGTTTCTTCGTCGCCACACTGCTATGTCGTTTCGAAGTTCTGTAAACTTGGGGTAAGCTTCGTTCGTGGAAGTCACCATGAGGAGTGATCTAAACTCCATGCCTTTGTCA